CTTAGTGTCTGGCAGAATCTGAAGATCAGGTCTCTCAATGAGGACCTGTATGTTCTTTCAAGTGACTTGAAAGAAGCAACCGATGCTGTTCCATTGGATATAGCAACGTGTCTCATCGAAGGATTCCTTCGAGGTGTAGGTTCCACAAAGTGGGACTTTCTCGCCCCCCTAATAGGGAAACGGACCGTCTTCACTGAAGACGGGGATGTCATTACTCTTCGAAGAGGAGTGATGATGGGAGAACCTCTTAGTAAGAGTGTTCTTGTGCTCCTCGGCCTTGCCGTGGAGGAACTCGCTTATAGCGAGTACTGCGGTCTCTCGCTGAGAAGACCGTATACAGGTGATGTGCGCCAGTGGCGCGGTTACCACCTGGGGGGGGACGACCACATTGCGGTCGGCCCTCTGGATTATCTTAATAAGATAACCGAAAATCACAGGGCCTGTGGCTCCGTGATTTCACCTGTTAAGCATCGCGTTAGTCAGGTGTACGTGGTATATACAGAGAAACTCTTATACCTCAAGGGCATGGTTATTAACTATACCCCTACGGAAGTGGATAGGAATCCTACCACTTCTGTGTTTGTAGACTCACTAAAAGTGAGGCTACTTAGCCCCTTTTGCAAAGCAACAGAGGTAGCCAACGACCGCAATGTGGCCATTGGTAAAGCAAGGAGTCTTAGTAAGACGCTTGTTTACATGCGAACTGGAGACCAGCTAGCACTTGCTCGAACCGCCATCGGCAGGTTCAAATATCGCTTTAGGAATTTTATTCCCAGCGATCACAGACCCAAGTTAAGGGCGTTCATTGAACTCCCTATCTCCATAGGAGGCTTGGGATTAACGCTGGAACCCTCAAAGAGGCTTCCAGACCACCCACCAATTATTAATTGGGCGGTGAGGCTAATCGCACGGGCTCACCCGTTCGCGTACAGAGTACGCGCCGTATTAGCAGAAACCTTTAAGAACAGCGTTCCTAGAGGTGTCGAGGGTTCTGACTATGCCAGAAACCTGGTAGACCAGTGGCTGGAATTTCCATCCATGGCTGACGCAATGTCCCTTGGACAATTGCGGGAAAAGCTTGACCCAGAGGGCAAGCTCTCAACTGCACAACTATGCTATGCAGCAAAAAGGGATGACATAGTCTCCCTTTCAGACGTCCCCAGCATTGCTGAGAGGCCGTTTCTCTTTCGTGCTCTACTAGAGCGGAAAGAAGTCGGTAAGGTATACAATACCCAACCGATGTCCAAAAGGTACAAAGTACTTTGGGACAAGCTCGAGTTCTTGAGGAACGCGAGTGAGGACGACATCAAAGATGTCGCCGACCACCAACTTACACTGGAAGAGTTGGCGCAAGCGGAGTGCAATGCACGACGCGAACTATTTGTCGATCTTCGGCAAATGGGCACAATTGCGGTCATTGACCCAAATTGTGAAGGCTACGATCCAGAGGATCCGTGGCTTACAGCTGCATTCATTGACTGCAGCTTTAAGGACAGTCTCGTCTATGGCGCACCGTCCCTATCGTTCACAGGGATAATCCCTGAGGACGTAAGACAACAGGCAGTGCCTGGTGTCATAACCCATGACTTCCGTAATACGGGTCATGGTACTCAGGAGTAGTCAATGGCTACCCCTTGCCGTCAGCGCAGAGCGCTGATGAGACCTAGATGCATACCCGAGCCCGAAGGGTGAGGGGCATATACATCAAGATCATTAAGCCGGCATGGTA